ACCCAGAGTCGGACTCCACCGGCTGCTCCACCACGTTCTGTCCCGCGGTGGGGGTGCTCAGGGTTACGGTCGACGTTGAACCAGTGATGACACCCCCATTGGCATCAGCAACCGTTAAGGTTTCACCGTTCACCACAAACTCCGAGGACTGTTGGTATCCCGCATCTTTGAAGATTACCTCCACCTGTGCGGGGGTCCCGTAGAACCTGATGGTTGCCAGGTCGGAATCAGGGGCGCTCTGAGACAGATTAAACCCGAGACCGGTACTGAACGACCCCGTCTGCGGCTCGGTCGTCTGATCGCGCTGATCGAACATGCTCATCAGCCACGTGCTGGCGTCGTAGGTTGCAACCCCATCGGTGACGTCATTTGCCACCCCAATCATATTCTGGTTGTGGAGAGTGTCGGTGTCATGAACCACCAGATCCTTCACGTGGGTCACCTTCAGACCGTCGTTCAGTGTGATGACAATATCCCTAATGAAGAGGCTCTGGTTCCAGGTGGCACCAGCGGGGCGGCGGATGACTATGGTGGATATCACGGGTACGGAAACGGGGACAGTAGCGTACCTGCCTTTCATGAGAATCCCACCGTTCCCAGAGTCAGATACCAGGGTGTACTGGGTTGTACCCAGGGAGAGGTTCGGGTCGGCGCCAGACACCACGAATCGCGGTGTCCCCCAGGCGTGCAGGCTTTCCAGGAACGTCTGGCAGTCCGTGGATCCGTCAGAGGGGAGGGTAAACTTTGTGGTACCCTCCCACACGTGGAAGCGGAAGTTTGTGTTCAGGTTGTATGTGTGTCCCGGGGCGGAGCCACTGGGAAAGTTCCCACCACCTGACGTCCCGCCTCCGCCGTTCTGCTGGGAAGATGTATACAGGAAGATGAACTTGTCGCCGACATCCAGGCGGGGGATGGGGTTGTGAGTGCACATGAAGTCCACATCATACGCTGCTTCCTTTGCGGGAGTGCTAGACGCATTTACCAATCCAGTGAGATTACCATTCGTGCCAATGTCTGTGAAAAATGGCAACCACCTGGGTGCGTACGACCCACCGTTCTGCCCCTGATACTCCTCGAACGTGTTGGCAATGTTGAACCTGTGGAGATCCGTCCCCCTGAGCTTGTTCGTGGGGTCATCCAGGTCTGCCTGGGTGCGACACTCGGTCACCGTGGTGTCACCCGAGAATACTCCCAGTGCACCCAGTTGCACCTTGGGGTACAGTCTCGTCACACCGTCATCAAATGTGAAAGATGAGTGGGGGTAATCAAAATCAGTTCCGTAAATCACATAGTGGTAGGCGGGAACCAGGGACTGCACAACAAACGAGACGTCCGTAGCCACCTCCGCACCGTTGACGTGGAGGGTCAGCGTCTTGTTGTCTGGGTCAATCTGGAGGATGATGTGATACCACCCAGTCGGCTCTGTAATCATTGCACCCACCGGTGGGTACGATGGGACGTTGGTGGTCAGGAACTTCGCCAGGGACTTTGTGCTTTCGCCGGGAACGTCGTTGATGTTGAAGAGGGCGATGTCAAAGTACGGGTCTCCGTTGCCGTCTGTGACTGGGGTGACGTGAATTGACGTTGAGTTGACGTTTGTGTTTGTCAGGTTGTCATACACTCCGTTGTTGATGATGGAAATGGGGTAATCCCCGTACACACCATCAGGGTTTGGGAACTGTCCCGTCTTGGAACGCCACGTGGTTTCATACGTCTTGATGACGTCCGAGGTCTGCACACCGTATCCGGTGATACCTGAAGGGATCTCGTGCACTGACACTTCGACTTCGCTCTGGGAACTACCTGCCAATTTCAGGGGGACGTTGGGGACCAGAGTGCTCGGGGGGACATTCTCGGTGCCTGGGACGTCTCCTGAACTCTGGAGACTCAAGACAGCGCTCTGGATGGCGACATTTGCAGCAAAATCTGGGACGACGTCCGTGACGCTCGAGGTTCCGATGTTCAGCGCTTGAAGTTGCTGTTCCGTGAGACTGGCTGCCGTCACAACCTTCGAGAGTTCCCTGAGTTTCACGACCACCTCAACATCATGCTTATCCAGAGCGCATAGGGGGATTGCCATGCTCGGATTGCGGAAGAAGTAAAAGGGGAGTGCTACCAGGAACTGGCGGGGGTAGGTGCCGTACTCGCCCACCACGGTCCCTGATGCGGGTCCCAGACCTGTCAGAGTCCCCGTCTTTCCCACGGTGTGCTTCAGAGCCTCTTGGTGAGAGTCGCTGGTGTATAGTTCGTTATAGATCTCCATCGTCTCGGATGTAATCCTCTCCACGGTCTGCCCACCAATCAGGAGATCTGCGTATTCGATGATGGCGTGCCCAATGCCATCTGTATACCCCACGGAGTCTGACGAGTCTGCGCCCGCCAGGATAGGAAGGTTGAGTTTGATGTATATGGTCTTTATGAGATCTCCCTTGCGAGGGATGATACATCTGAGAGTTCCACCGAAGTTCATCTCGCCCTCGAAGGAGTTCATGATGGTGTCAGTGGAGAAGCGGGTGTGCCGCCGATACTGCTTGTGAAAGTAGGTGAATGTGGGGAGGTCAGTGATATACTGATCCTGCACGCCAGTGCTAACGAGCTCCACACGGCCACTCGCCATTCTGTTATACCTGCGGATTATTTTCAGGCAAAAAACTCATTGAGGATAGCAGAGAGCGTTATGAACATACAGCTCAAGAAGTTCGACCCTCGCACCATGGCGGATGACAAGGTGTGTGTATTCATCGGCAAGCGTGGGACCGGTAAGTCCACGCTGATTACAGATGTTCTGTACTACAAGAAACACCTCCCAGCAGGCATCGTAATGTCTGCGACGGAGGATGGCAATCACCACTACAAATCATTTGTCCCTGACCTGTGTATATACGGAGACTATGACAGAGATGCGATAGAGAGGGTTCTGGACCGCCAGAAATCCATCGCCATCAAGAATAAGACACCACCTGGGGCATTCCTATTACTGGACGACTGTATGTACGACCGCAAGTTCATGAAGGATGTGTGCATCCGCCAGTGCTTTATGAACGGTCGACACTGGAAGATCTTCTTCATGCTGTCGATGCAGTATTGTATGGATCTGACCCCAGATCTCAGAGCAAACGTCGATTACGTTTTCATCCTTCGCGAGAATATCGTGCAGAACAGAGAAAAGCTCTACAAGGCATTCTTTGGTATCTTTCCACACTTCCAGATGTTCCAGAAGGTCATGGATGCGTGCACGGAGAATTATGAATGTCTGGTTCTAGACAACACCAAACACTCCAACAAGATCGAAGACTGTGTGTTCTGGTACAGGGCTGCAATCCGCAAGAATTTCAAGTGCTGTTCGCCCCAATTGTGGAGCATGCACAAACAGAGGTATGACCCCAATCACGCCCAGAAGGGTCCAGCCAAGCCTTCGACGACCGCTGCGAAAGTCACGAAACTTTCCTAGGCGCCATCTTCTTGTACTCCTCTTGGTTCCCACATATCTTGTCCCCGCAGTGATCACGGTTTGCGTTGAACACGACAATTTCCTCACTCGAACACTTGTGCTTCAGGGACCACCTCCCCAGCATTGGAAAGGTGGGAGGTGTCTTGAACATACGACAGATGAACTGCCTAATAATTTGCCCGCCACGGAGACGAAGCACGAGATGAAGCGTACTTTCTTTTTGAATATTATAGTCCGCCAACACCCGTCCATCCTCTAATTGCTTCCCTGCGAAGATGAGGCGCTGCTGATCAGGTGGGATGCCCTCCTTGTCCTGAATCTTTGCCTTCACATTGTCGATAGTGTCAGATGACTCCACCTCCAATGTGATGGTCTTACCAGTGAGCGTTTTTACGAAGATCTGCATTATTCTCTACACACGTATGCGCTGAAAACTTTAAAAAAGATTGATTCGATATATCAGACCACATGGCAGGTGCAGGTCAGCCGATAACGATGAATCTTCAGGACTCAGGAGAGGGCATGGTCCCCTTCGGTGCCGGGGCGGCAGATCCACCACCCCAGCCCACAATGTCGCAGAGCAGCCGCCCCGTGCGTGAACAGCCCACTGCAGCGTTTGGA